GTTTCTGATCAAATATTACGGGGCAGGATGCGGGCAAATGCTCGACCATCCGCTCGGGACGATCACCACAAAAGACCGTTTCGGATTGGTAAACGTGGTTTTGAACATCAAAGGTGAAAAATATATAATTTATGACATTTTCCTGCGAATGCTGAAGCCGGAAGAACTGAAACTGATGCAGGGATTTCCGCAAGATTATATCATTAATCGAGATTATAATTTTAAAAGTTACCCGGTCGCGAAACAGGTGGCGCGGATCGGGAACAGTGTAGTGCCGATTATGGCGCAGAAACTGGTAGAAGCCAACTGCCCATATCTGAAAGTAGGGGAACGGGTGCCGAATCTGAATATCGACGATGGTCAGGGACAGTTGAGGTTTGCGTAGGAAGTGAAAAAATATGCTGATTCCAACGGTAAAAGCGAAAGAATTTGAAAAATTTGGTTTTAAAAAATGCAAAGGAATATCGAGTGACCTCGAATGCTATTATCTGTGCGTAGCAAGAGGAAAAAAGATGCTTTTTGTGAGTAATGTATACTTTGAGGTAAATGATTGGAGAGATGATGACCCGAGAATTCACGCGAATCCTAATTGCAGGTACAGAAACAGAAAAACAAGCCTTGATATTATTTACGAGCTGATCAAAGCGGGGATGCTGAAAAGCAGTTTTGAAAAAGAAAGAAGGTGAAACCGATGGAGCAGTACAAAGAAGCCAACTGCCCATACCTAAAAGTAGGGATGGTATCGAGACAAGAGCAGGTGTAGTAGGAGTCTATAAAACAAAAAAGAAAGCAGAAAAGGTTCTTGATGAAATTGCTGAGCAAATTGGATGCTGCAAAGCAGATGAAATCATTTACGCGGGTAGAGGGATCGGCGGACTCCGTGTAACCGTGTATCAAGCGCTTGCACAGGAATATGTGTATCAAATGCCAGCAGAAGAGGAGGAAGAAGATGCTGATTAGAAGACAGGACAAGAAAGCAATCTTCAATATTGATACTTGCAGAGTGCTTTATGTGGCTGAGACGGTTGGAGGTTGTTTTAAAATCTGCGCAGACCAATTCGAACAGCTTGGAACTTACAAAACAGAAGAAAGAGCAATGGAAGTTTTGGACATGATCGCAACGCAGAGTGCGTTATGCAACGCAGGAGTTGCTGTGTATTTAGTGGATGAAATCGAAAAAGCTTGGTATATGGATATGCCAGAGGAGTGAAGATGGGAAGAGTGAAAAGACTTACAGAAGATTCTTTTGACGGTACCGCACATATTAAGCTGTGCGGTACCAGTTGCCCGTACGACGGGGAATACTGTGCATCAGATGAATGCCGAGTACTAAACGAGGTAGCCGAAAAGTTGGCGCGGTATGAGAGACTGGAAGAACAGATCGTGGAGTCGGCAGAACAATATATACAAAAAGGAATTGCTATGCCTTATGCTGTAATACCAGAAGTGACAAGAGGAGTAGTTAAAACGGTCTTTGAAGGGTTTGGAGGAGGTGAGGAAGAATGAGTAGAGCATACAAATGTGACAGATGTGGCGCACTGTATGAGTCGTATGAGGGAGAGAATAGATATGATGTATTAAAGCCAACTAAAGTAATGATTAATTCATTAGCAGAAGATATACTAAATGTATATGACATTTCTGTTCCGATTCAGAATATTGGTGATATTGTTGAAATATTAGGTGGTACTATCCAAAAAGAAACTTCATTTTCAGATGGCGCAGTTGAAAAGGAAGGGGATGGATTTAGGATTATTGTATCCCCATATCAAGACGAAAAAAGAGAAAGATTTACAATTGCGCATGAATTAGGACATCTCTTTCTTCATATGGGATATAGAACTAATAAAGAGTTATGGGCAAGACAAGAGAATAACATTTATCATCGAATAGGAAGCTCCGAAAAAGAATATCAAGCAAATGAGTTTGCAGCAGCTTTTTTAATGCCAGCATCGGAATATCTTACAGTTCTTAAAAGGATTGCGGACGGTAACGTAGTAGATACTTCCAAGATTGCAGAGTATTTTAATGTGTCGGTAGAAGTTGCATCTAATCGAGGAAAATTTTTGGGGTATTTAAGATGGTAAAAGAAGATCAGACATTAAGTAAATATAGCAAGCTAATTGAAGACTTAGAAAGCATGAACTTGGATGAAGAAGGAGAGAAAAAATCAAAATGACAAAAGAAGAACTTGTGATAGGGAACAGGTATAAGATCCGCCGCCCGTCAATCGCGGATGGCAACGTAAATTCGTATCAGTGGAGTGATGCAACTTTGGTTGATATCTCTACACATATTGCGGTATTCAGTGTGGGAGAGTATTGCGTCACCTACAAATTCTGCCAGTTAAGAGATGAGGTAAAAGAAGCGTAACGCAGAAAGGAGCTGCACCATGAGCATCCGTAGCACATTTTTGAAAGATTACGGGATTTCGAAAGAACTTGGGGATAAGATCGTATCATATTGCAGAAACGCGCACGACTACGACCAGAATCTTATCTTACAGGCCGCACAGAAGACTTGCCCGGAGATATCGAGTGCCCTGTTCGCGAATCTTACGCTTGGAATTGGATATGACCGGATCAGCCAGGTGCAGTACATCCCAATGCAGCGGAAAGATTTCCAGGGGTACAGGCGGAAGACAATCGAGGAGCTGTATAGATTGCTGCTTCTGCACGGGAAGGAGTTATGATGAAAATTGGGAACAAAAATGTTGCAGAAATCCAGATACTGGACAGAGACAATGATCTGATCGTAAGCATGGTTGATGAAAACGTAATTATTGAGAAAGATTATAAGGTGGTTTTAAGACTGGAAGGAGAAGAAAAAACAGAAACATATCCAGAAGAGTAACAAAAAGGGTACAACGAAAAGCCCCCATGCAAGTACACTAAGAATAGAAGTGTATTAGTATGGGGGTGATTTTTATGCCTACAAACAAGACTTACGACAATCTCGAGAAAATGATCTTCTCCGGCGTGGGAGAATACGGAATCCCCGAAATTATGCCAGAACAGTACAAGAAGTGCGAGTGGATCGGATTCAATTACGCTGCGAGCACTGCGAGGCGAGCCGGGAAGGGCGTGCATTTCTTCCTGGATGACTACCAGTTCGAACGGGTATGGAACAACCCGGACAGGTATATTGAGGTACTGAGAGACTATGACTACGTGCTTTCACCGGATTTCAGCATGTACACGGACTTTCCGAAAGCCATGCAGATTTACAACCATTACAGAAAACACTGGTGCGCGGCATATATGCAAATGAATGGACTGCGTGTAATACCTACGATCGCATGGAGCGATGAAAGCTCGTTCGAGTGGTGCTTTGATGGCGAGCCGGTGGGAAGCGTGGTGGCAGTATCCAGTGTGGGAACGCAGAACAGCAAGGCGAAAAAGTCGGCATTCCTGCGGGGATATGAAGAAATGATGAAACGATTATCACCGGAGCATGTGATCTTCTTCGGGAAAGTTCCGGAAGAACTGGAAGGGGACGTGGAAAAGGTCGCAGCGTTCCAGGAGAGATACAAGAAGGAGGGAACCTAGATGGGCGGACGAGGGGGGCAAGCGGAATAGGCAGGAAAAGCCAATCAGCATTGGACCCGAGAGCGAAAGAACAGACAATTACGACATTCTACCGTAGAAATTCAATCTACGGGGCACATTATAGAGATGATGTCTATGATGCCGTAGAGAGAAAGAACGAAAAAGGCGGAATTGAGATCGTAAAAGCCTATGGAACGTTCGACAACAGCAACCCGAAAGCGAACACCAAAGACGTGACGTATAAAATTCAACATGGTATTGTGAGCTACGATGATTCCAGGGGAATTGAAAGTTACGGTATCAGATGGGACAAGGTAAGCAGCGTTTCGGGACAAACCTACAACATACGAAGCATGTTAAAAGAAAAAGGCTTTCGGTGGGACGGTAAAACAAAGAGTTGGGTAAAGAAATAAAGCTACAGGAAAGGGAACAGAGATGATGGAATGGCGAACGAACAAAACTTAATACCGACAAACCGGAGAAGTAAGAGCGAGGTAAGAGAGAACGCCAGAAAAGGCGGTATCAAGTCTGGACAGGTGCGCAGGCAGAAAAAGACCCTTTCCGAACTGGCTAAGATGATAGCCGAGAACCCGGCACCTGCGCAGGCAAAAAAGTCTCTCGCAAAGCTTGGAATTGACGATGAAAATGCGAACAACAACGCGCGGATCGTAGCGTCGGTGTACAGTAAGGCCATCGAGGGAAACATGATGGCTGTGGAGAAGTGGGAGCAGCTTGTAGCGGATAAGAAAGCAGATACAGTAGCATATGAACTGCCAGCAAGGGTGATTGGAAAAGCATTCGTTGACATCAACCGTAAGATCGAGCCGAATATTGAATATGTATTCGAGGGCGGGCGCGGCGGTCTGAAATCGTCCTATGTGGCGTTCAAAATCGTTGAAATTCTCAAGAATAACCCTCAGATGCACGCCTGCATCACGAGACAGGTGGCTGGAACACTGAAAGATTCCGTGTATGCCAACATGAAATGGGCGATAAATGAACTTGGGCTGATGGAAGAGTTCGAGTTTAAAGTATCTCCGCTAGAAATAAAATATGTAAAGACCGGACAGACGATATACTTTCGCGGGCTGGATGACGAAACAAAACTGAAATCCATTAAGCCCGAATTTGGTTATATTGGAATCCTCTGGAAAGAGGAGAAAGACCAGATGAAAGGCGACGCACAGGAGCGTTCCGTGAATCAGTCAGTTTTGCGAGGCGGTGACATATCCTATGATTTCTCATCCTACAACCCTCCCAAAAGCAAAAGTAACTGGGTCAACCGAATTAAGCTCGTGCCGAATCCGAAAAGAGTGATACACCACTCGTGCTATACAGACGCGCCGCCGGAATGGCTCGGAAAGAAGTTCATCGAGGACGCGGAACATCTAAAAGAAGTCAATCCGGAAGCGTACGAGCATGAGTATCTCGGCATCCCGAACGGAGACGGCGGAAACGTGTTTGAATATCTGGACCGTATCTATCCAGGCGTTGACTTCGGATGGTACCCGGATCAGTATTGCTACCTACGGACTTACTACGATTCGGCGCGGGAGAAAATCTATCTCATTGACGAACTATACGTGAATAAGTGGAGCAATGAGAAAACAGCAAAATGGATCAAAGAAAAAGGGTATGATGACTATACGATTATCTGCGATTCCGCGGAGCCTAAGTCCGTAAACGACTATAGGGATGCCGGACTCCCGGCCAGGGGAGCAATCAAAGGACCGGGAAGCATTGAATACGGATTCAAATTCCTGCAGGCACGAACTCTTGTGATTGATCCGAAGCGGACACCGCACGCTTACAAAGAAATTACGGAATACGAATACGACCGGGATAAGGACGGGAACGTTATCAGCGGATATCCAGACGGTAACGACCATGCTATCTCGGCTTTACGTTATGCGTACGAACCATTATTTAATCGAAGGGGGTATAGTGCATAATGTGCGAATTTTGCGATGAGCTGAAAAACTGGAAAACATTAGAAAGATTCGATCAGCGTGCACGGTACGTCTATAAGTGTAAGCTGATACGCAAGACGATGGGCGAGACAAGAGCGGCGGGGAGCATCGAGGGAACGCCGCATAACGTCAATTACTGCCCAATGTGCGGCAGAAAAGTGACAGAGGGCTAGGAATGGGACTGATAACAACTATTAAGAGGTGGCTAAGCATGTTTTTTCGAAGCGAAGCGGAGCAGGCGTTTGATGTTGATGTGATCGAATCGCCGGTAATGGATACGGTCATAAAAAAGTGCGCTGCGGTTTATGCCGGCGAACCGCTGTGGAAAGATGTTAAGAACGGCATCCGAACAATCAATTTTGCAAAATCGCTAAGTTCAGAAACGGCGCGGCTTGCGACATTAGCAATTAAAATCACAATCGAGGGATCAGCACGGGCGGAATGGCTGCAGCAGCAGACGGATGCAGTGTTTTTCAGTATCCGAAAATGGGTGGAATATGGCTGTGCGTATGGCACGGTAGTCATCAAGCCGAACGGGAAGACGTTGGATGTATTCACACCTGATGAAGTGCTTATAACCAATTATGACAACCAGAATATCACCGGAATGATATTCAAAGATACGTACACGCAAGGAAAATGGTACTACACGCGGCTGGAATACCACCGATTTGCAGAAGAGAAGCAGGGTGAGGAAACAGTACGCCCTTACTATATTTCCAACCGGGCGTATCGATCGAAAACACCGGATTCAATCGGCGATCCGGTGGATCTGAAAGATACGAAATGGTCTGAGCTTATGGCAGACTCCCCGCCGATTCTGAAAGCGAACGGAGAAAGCCTGGATGGCCCGATGTTTGGCGTATTCGTGACACCGCAAGCGAACAACGTGGACAAGTCAACACCGCTCGGCCTGCCGGTGTATGCAGAAGCGATGGAAGAACTGAAAGATCTTGATATTGCGTATTCCCGCATGACCGGAGAAATCCACGACAGTGAACGAATCGTTCTGGCAGATGATCGGTTATTGTCTCCGGCTGGCACGCCGGTTAATAAGGTGAACCCGGGAGCTGCCGCAACGTCGAACTTGCCGAAGTACGTTCGAAACGTCTACGGCGATGGGCCGGATTCTTTCTACCAGGAAATCAACCCGACACTCAACACAGAAGTGAGGGTTAAGGGAATCAATGCGTTATTGTCGCAGATCGGCTATAAGGCTGGATTCTCCAACGGCTATTTCGTGTTCGACCAAAAAACCGGTATGGTAACAGCAACTCAGGTTGAATCCGATGACCGGCGGACGATCCAATACATCAAGGATGTTCGGGATCAGCTCGAGAAGTGCATGGATGCCGTCTATTACGCGCTGAGCGTCTATGCGGATCTGTACGGCGAGAGTCCGGCGGGAGAGTACGAAGTAACGTATGATTTCGGTGATATTACGTACAACCGCGAGGAGGACCGCGCACGCTGGTGGAATTACGTTAATGCCGGAAAAGTACCGGCGTGGATGTATTTCGTCAAGTTCGAGGGATTCTCGGAGGAAGACGCAAAGGCAATGGTCGAAGAAGCCACTCCGAAAGAGGATGAGCTTTTTGACAGCAAATATAAGGAGGAATGATAACATGGATATGAGTGGAGTAGCAACAGTAGTCTGCATCACAGTAGTCTGCTATCTGGTAGGCATGGTGATGAAAGCAACGGATATTAGCAACAAGTGGATTCCGTGCGCAGTAGGATTGGCGGGAGCGGTGCTTGGCGTTGTTGGTATGTACACAATCCCGGACTTTCCGGCGCATGACGTGCTTAATGCGGTAGCCGTCGGCATTGTCAGCGGATTAGCAAGCACCGGAGCAAACCAGATCATCAAACAGGCACAGAAAGAGGAATAAGACATGCTTACCCCGGAGTATCTGCAGCACGCGGCAGAGGGCGCAGAAGCCATCACAGAGGATTTACACAACCGGATCATGCGGAAGATCGTCAAGGCGATTTTAACACGCATGGAACGCGGCGAAAACTACATGCTGACGGCGGCGGACAAGTGGAGAATCGAAGCACTGCAGGAAGCTGGCTATCTGCTGGAAGATATCCAGAAAGAGATAGCAAAGGCGACCAATCAGCAGCTATCAGAGATCAAATCAGCCTGCGTTGACGCGGGAATACAGACGCTCAAGTGGGACGACGCGGTATATAAGGCGGCTGGGCTGGTACCTACGCCGCTTCTTCTTTCCCCCACACTGATGCGCGTACTGGAAAGAGACTATAAGGCGACCGCGGGCACATGGCGGAACTTCACCCGGACGACCGCAGAAGAAGCGCAGAGACTTTTTATCAACGAGCTTGACAGCGCCTATCACAGGGTTCTGAGCGGCGGAGAGTCTTACGGCGCTGTGGTGGCTGATCTGATCGAGAAAGTGTCCGAGGAGGGGCTGACAGTCAAGTACCCGACAGGATACCGGCAGAGCCTTGAATCTGCGACCATGACCATCGTACGCACCGGTATAGCGCAGGCGGCGTGCGATGTATCAGAAGCGCGGATGGAGGAGATGGACTGGGATATTATTCTTGTTTCTGCTCATGTAGGCGCACGAACGGGAGACGGCGGGCAGAACCCGGGAAATCATCTTTGGTGGCAAGGGCGATTCTATTCCCGAACCGGAAAAAACAAGAAATACCCGAATTTCTACGAGGTGACCGGATACGGCACCGGCGAGGGGCTGGGTGGCTGGAATTGCCGTCATAGCTTCGGATCGGGAGACGGAAAGAACAACCCATTTGACGCTAAGAACATCTCATACGCAGATAATCGTAAGGTTGAAGAAGCACAGAAGCGGCAACGATTGTTGGAGCGCAGAATACGAAACAGCAAAAGGCAAATTCAAACTTTGCAATATGCTATAGACAACGCAAGCGATGACGAGACGAAAAGCAAATTGCAAAGTAGAACAGAGCAAAAAGCTAATTTGCTTAGTAAGCAAAATAAAGCATATCGCAAGTTTTGCGAAGACAACAACCTGCGCCCTTATGATGAGCGATTGAAAATAGCCCATTGGGACCGAAAACAGGCAGCAAGAGCCGCAGCGGATGCACGGCGATATCAAAAACGCAAAAAGGAAAAAGCAGATGATTGAGACGATTAATCAAATCATGATTCTCTGCGGCTGGATAACTACAGTAGGTGGCGCGATTGTGGTTCTGACCGGAGCATGGAAGAAATTCAAAAAGCCCGAGAGGGATCTGGAAAAGAGGATGCAGACGATGGAGGAGGATATCAAGGATATCAAGTCAAAACTTGAGAAAGATTATACCTCTATCCGCACCCAACGAGATGATATGAATCTGATAATGAGGAGTATGTTCAACCTGATCGAAAATAAGATTACAGGGAACAACATCGAGGGCTTAAAAAAAACGAGGGAAGAACTTGTAAATGCGATGACCGACAAGAAAAATTAAGAGGGCTTATCTTGAAAGTGTATGAATTCACAGTACCGGAGCTGGAATATTTTCGCGCGTATTGTAATTTTACGCGGGACGAACGTACACTTTTTGATTATCGGAGTAGGAATATTCCGCTCGAAAAGTGTGCGGAACTAATGAACATTTCTGTTTCTACTGTAAAACGGATCAGCAGAAACGTAAACTTCCATCCGGGAAGGCAGCTGCAATCACACAGACGTTTCTACTGTAAAACGGATCAGCAGAAACGTAAACACCAAAATCATTAAAGTATGTTGATTGATACTTTTTTAAGCATTTCATGGGACTTTGACGAACTGTCAGAGTCCTTTTTTTGCGCCTAAAATATGAGTAGAAAGAGAACGGAGGGATGAATATGTATCCGTATATTGACCCGCAGGCATTTGCGAACGAACAGGCAATGCTTCAGCAGAGAATCAATCAGTTGGAACAGGCGAGAAACCAGCAGATGAGCATGTATGCACCACAGAGTCAGCAACAGCCGCAGGCACCGACCAGCAACGTGAATTGGATACAGGTTGCTGGCATCGAGGGCGCAAGAAATCAGATTGTCCAGCCTGGACATACTGCTTGGATGATGGATAACAACAGCCCTGTGTTCTACGTTAAGTCTGTGGACGGAATGGGAAGCGCGACTTTCAAGGTATTTCAGTTCGCCGAGATCTCGCCGGAAGCCCTAAACCCGGCACAGAGCCAGTCGAAAGAAGAAAGACAAGAATACGTTACGCGGCAGGAATTTGACGCTCTGCTGACGCGATTAGGCGAAAAGCCGGAGAATAAGGAGGAATCCGTATGAATCCATTAATGAGCATGATATGCAATATGGGCGGCGGCAACAACCCGATGGGTGCGATGATGCAGGCTATGCAGATGGTCAATAAGCTCAAACAGGCGGGCAATCCGCAGGCCGCAGTAGAACAGATGGCGCAGACTAACCCGAACGTCAAGAAAGCTATGGATATGTGCAAAGGTAAGAACCCAAAGCAGGTATTCGAGGACATGTGCAGACAGAACGGGATGGACCCGGGGCAGTTCTCTGGGCTGATGAAATAAGATATTAGGGCGGTGCACAGCCTTAATAAATAGAAGGATAAGGAGAAAGAACCATGACAGATGGAACAATGGGACTTAGCGCGGCTGATGTAGCAGCCGTAACGAGAAACAATGACGATGACTGGGGCGGTGGCTGCTGGTGGATCTGGATTATTCTGCTGGCATTTCTGTTCCCGATGATGGGCGGATGGAACCGTGGCGGCGTTGAGACTGGCGTGCAGGACAATTTCATTTCTGATGAATTTGTCAAACGTGACATTTTCAATACCAATCAGAACGTTTCCAACACAGCTTGCCAGACGCAGAGAGACGTACTGGAAAACCGGTATACCAATCAGCTCGGCTTACAGCAGGTGCAGGCGGCACAGCAGAATTGTTGCTGTGAAACACAGAAAGAGATCCTGCAGAGCCGATATGATGCGGCACTCATGGCACAGAATATGCAGGCTCAGATGGCACAGTGTTGCTGTGACATCAAAGAGAGCATTCTGGCCGACGGAAACGCAACCAGACAGATGATGCAGGAAAACACCATCCAGGCACTCAGGGATAAGCTGTCAGACCGTGACCGCGATCTGCAGAACGCGTACAATCAGATTTCACAGGTTTCGCAGACCCGTACAATCATTGATGCGGTACGCCCGACACCTACACCGGCTTATCTTACATGTTCCCCGTATTTCGCGTACAACATGACCGGATACGGCGGATGTTGCGGAAATGGCGGTAACGTGCTGTGATGAGCACAAGCGAGCTGTCCGCGCTCGATCTTCTGAACCTGTTCGGTGTATTCCTGCAGGCGATGAATTATCAGAGCGACCTATCGCAGGCGAGCAATGCGGATATCGCAAAACACCTGCAGGAACAGGACAGAAAGTACCTTGACCGGATCATCGAAAACCAAAATAAAATAATCAGCATGTTGGAAGATTCCAAATCTACGAAACAGTAGTTGTGCAAAATTGCAGGGGTAGGCGCGGAGCTTGCCCCTGTTTCATTTCAAAAAAGGAGAGAAATTATGCTAAATGTAATTGCAAAAACAGAACAGACAGTAGCGGTAGGACAGAATGTTGTATTTACCAATACCCGCATAAAATCCCGTCGTTGTGGATGCTCCAGCGGATGGCTGAACCACATCGAGGGAAGCGGAATTTTCACAATCACGAATCGGACGAACCTTCCGATCGCAGTAGAATTACAGTTCAATGGAAACGTAACAGCGGCGGCAGCAGGCGCGACCGTGCTTACGCTGAAACTGAACGGAGAAGCGGTTGGAGGAACAGAGATGGACTATACCGTGGTTACGGCGAACACTTATCAGAACGTGAGCGCGGACACGCTGATCCCTGTACCGGCAGGAACAAGCCTTACTGTATCAGTCGGAAATATTTCTACAACCGAAGTCCTGGTAAAAGACGCGAACCTCATCATCAAAAAAGTTGCGTAGGGGGTGACGAATCATGATTACTTTCCGAAGCAAAACAGACGTAACAGATGCGGATGCTATTTTTTCGGAAATCAACAGCCGCTTCGTGGCAGCTATCATGATGCACGGCCAGATGGCAGATTATTTCGATTTTCTCGGGCTGAAAGGTTATAAACGGATACATGAGTACCAGCACATCGCAGAAAGCCTTGAGCGCCGTAAGGTGTGCCGATATTACATCGAACGGCACGGGAAAATTATTCCAGATGCGTTTTCTGGCGAGGTTAAAATGATTCCGGACGGATGGTATGCCGCAAAAAGCATTTCCGTCGGAAAAGGCACCAAGCAGAAAGCCGTAGAGGATGGATTTTCCGCCTATCGCGAATGGGAAGAGGAGACAAAAGCGGTATATCAGAGCTATGCCGCAATGCTACTTGAAAAAGGAAATGTGGAAGATTTCATGCTTGTAGCTTCGCTGATAGATGATGTGGGCGATGAATTGAAAGAGGTTGACAAAATTATTCTTGATCTGATCTCGACCGGCTATGATATGGTCCATATCACTGAGTCGCAGAAAGAATTGAACGAAAAATACAAAAAACGCATGAAAGGAATCGAGGTTGAATGATGGGAAACGTGAAAGAAGTGCTGGAAAAGCAGTTGGAAAGAGAAAAAGAATCTGCGATGCAGAAACTCACGACAGATAACCTTGACGCAATGTTCAAAATCACGACCACGTTATGCAATATGCGAAAAATGGAGTGTGAGAGCATTCCTGCGGCCATGATGGACGCGTCAGAAACGCTGATTAAGAAGTACAGCAATGGAAAATACGATAAGAATATTGACGCGCTGTATGACGAGTACATTGCGGCAAAAATGGCGTACCAGGAACACGGAGACGCGGCGCACAAAGATAAGCTTATGGATTCCGTCGGCCGCCTGATGGTTGAGGTGTTCGATATGTTACAGGCGATGATTCTTGATGCGGATTTTCGCGACGAAAGACAGGCTATCATGCAGCAGATACGAAAGCTTGCTGATTCGTGATGACAAGAGGGGTACAACGAAAAACATTGAATATAGTATGATAGGAGCGTGAAAAGAAGTTGGGATGGGCTTGTAAGTCATTTTGATGTTCAATTCACCTCCTTTCGACGTTCTAGGGGATCCTGTTAAGAGCCTGCACAAGGCTCGGAACGTGTCTGAAATATGCCGCGTTTTCCGTTCCTCAAGCCTTTCTGAAAACGCGGCGTGTTTCTTATTACTATGAATTACACAATTGGGAAACAGTAATGGAAAACTGGCATCATCCCCCTTGATTCTGCCATAAGATGCTGGATCTTTGGACTGCTTGATAGGTTCGAATCCTATTTTCCCATTACCCCGGCAGAGGTTGATCTGCCTAAATCCATTACTGCCGACGGGCAGTTAAAAACAACGTTTAGGAGGATAGAAAATGCAGAATTACGAAGCAATTCTTTCAGAACTCGAAATCGAGATTCCGGAAGACAAAAAAGCAGATCTGAAAAAGAAGATGGAAGAAAACTATCGGACCAAATCAGATTATGACAAGGTAGTTACAAAGCGTGATGAGTACAAGAACTCGCTGGACGATGTGCAGAAAGAGCTGGAGGGATTCAAAGACGTGAACGTCGAAGAATTACAGACGAAAGTTACAACCCTCACCACACAGCTCAACGAAGAGAAAGCTGGACGGGCAGCAGATGCCAGAAAGGCAGAAGTCGAAAAACAGGTAAATGATTTCTTGACGGCTACAGACGAAAAGGGAGCGAAGAAATACGAGTTTTTGAACGATATTACTGCCGACTACTACCGCGCAGAGCTTGCAAAAGCACTGGATGCTGATTCTGCAAAAGGAAAGTCCATTTCGGACATCTTTACAGAGATGATTACCGACAAGGACGGAAAACAGAAAGCAGGGATTTTCACGGATGCCGGAGCCGAAAAGGCAAAGAGCAATGCAGCCAAGTTCACACAACCTACAACCGGCGGCAAGGGCGGCGAGCTTACGAAAGAAACTTTTCGCAAAATGAATCTTGATGAGAGACTTAAATTAAGAGAAGAAGATCCCGATCTGTACGAAGCACTCTCGAAATAACACCGTTATCATGAGGTAACGCTTGACCGCAAAAAGTTACGCGGTAGAAAGGAAATACAATGCCAAGAACTGGTACTTTTGGCGGCTTTTCGTTTGATCCGGAGGTGTTCTCCGACTACATGAGCGAGCAGCCGACCTGGAATGACCGAATCTTAGCGTCTGGAATCCTTGTACAGGATCAGACGATCATGGATCTGATCGGAACAAAAGGAAATGTTGCCACACTCCCGTTCTATGTTCCGATTGATGAGGATGAATCTCACGCGCTCAACAATGATGGTGAAACCGACAACACCCCGACTGATATCAGTGGAAAGAAACAGACTTGTATGCTAACCCAGCGCATGAAAGCATGGAAAGCCCAGGATTTCACAAAGGAGCTGACCGGTGCTGACCCGATGACTCATGTTGCAAACTCTGTTGCCGGATTCTATCGGCAGGTAAGAACCCGCGATCTCATGGCCATTGTTGATGCGGTTCTTGCACTGGACGGTATGAAAGATCATGTTACGGATCTTTCGGCGACGGCATCTTCTGATGTTACAACCGTAACAGATGCAAACAAAATCAATGATACAACACTGATTTTCGCGCAGCAGAAAGCAGTTGGAGACGCAGACGAGAATATGGGTCTGCTGGTCCTTAACTCTTACATCTATGCTCGATACAAGGCTATGGGGCTGGTTGATTACAACAAGTATACCATCACAAATGCTATCGAGCGAGATGTTGAGCTTCCGACGATCGGCGGATTCATTCCGGTTGTATCTGATCGTTTCACGGTAGACACATCTACAGATGTTCCAATCTATAAGAGCTATATGATCGGATCTGGAACGGTGCTCACCTGCGATAAGAACAACTACGAGGATCCGTACTATGCAGACTACGATCCGGAAACCAAAGCCGGTATTCGTAAGCTCTACACAAAACAGGGCTACGTTCTGCATCCAAACGGATTCTCAATCAATGCAAATAAAATCGCAAAAGAATCCCCGACCAACGCGGAACTTGGAGCAAAAGCGAACTGGTCACTTGCGTTCAATCACAAAAACATCCGTATGGGACTGATTAAGTCCAACGGTTGACGGAGGTATCTGGCATGGCATATGCAGACTATGAATTTTATATAACTTCATATTTCGGCGATACCGTGCCAGAATCCGACTTTTCGCGGTACGCCGAGCGGGCAAGTGATCGAATCGACATTCTGACATTCGACCGGCTTGCAGACGGGCTGCCGGAAAACAAACGGGCACAGAAAAAGATCAAGAAAGCGGTCTGTACACTGGCGGATGCGCTTTTTCAGATCGACACCGTAAAAAATGCCGCGATGGAAACAGTAGGAACCGTAAAGAGAGAAGATGGAACGGTCATCAATAAGGCCGTTTCTTCGATTTCTTCCGGCAGTGAAAGCATCTCCTACGTGACCGGAACTAGCGGTACAAATTCTAGCGTCTACGGACAAGCGGCGATGGACAAAAAGGTAGAAAACGTGCTCGTGACACAGATTATTCTCGAAAATCTACAGGGCGTTATGACGGATGACGGCGTTCCGGTCCTGTATGCAGGAGTGAGGTTGTGAGATGGGAGGAAGAGGAGCAAGCACCAGATTACCCATGCCCCCCCGAGAGCGTGGCATGGACGTTACAATAAACGGCGAGACAACGCGGTATTATTTTACACGAGAAAATGGTATTAATTACTATAAACGTGGAATTGGTGGAATGGAGCAACCTACGCCGCTTAATATGTCGCAACGAGAATTTCGCGAGCGTGCGGAATCTAACGGGGCTACGACAAGAAACATTTCGGCTTCTGAGTGGCGTAAAGATTTGGAAAATTACAAAAAGGACAGAAAAGAAACGAATGATTTTCTAAATCGGAACGAATTTAACCGTACTGCAAAAAAAGATACCAGAGCAGAACGGAATTATAACAGGGGAGCCAGAAGGAGAAAATGATGGGCGGAAGAGGTAGCAACAGTGGAATGATGAAAACTGTAAACGGTAAGATGGTAAAACGTTTCAATACCCCCCACCTAAAGTCTGGAAACCCGTAGAAAATGCTCTTACGAGTCCCAAAGGTTACACATGGTATTCAAACGGAAAATCACGTTTCAGCGGGCAGAGGGAAACGGCTCTCGTGAAGAATAAGAAGTAGGTGGAAACATGTATGACGAAACCATAACTCTTTTCAACCGGTACGAAGATCAGACCGGAAATGTATATTGGTATCCGACAGTGCTGCAGCATGTGGATCTTATCACGGATAAGGTCGCAAACATCGTCCGGACGGGCATTGACAGCGCTGATACGGCAAGCTTACATGTGGCATACACGCCAGATAACGGCACGATTATGGTGCAAGGAAAGAAATGGTTATCACCGAAAGCCTGGAAAGCTCAGACCAACGAAGAACTTCCGGGAACAATTACTTTTGCCAACGAGGATTTTTTTGTTCTCGGTGATTACTGCGTCACGAAAGAACAGGCTTATCTTATCGACCATAACGGAGCATACGTGCAGGATCACAAAAAAATGCCGATTGCAACAATCGTTGAACGACAGATGTACGGCGTTGTGAAAGACGCGGAATACACAAGCAGAGTAGACCGCGGATTCTATGACTACATGAATAAAAAATACGATAATGTGTTTTCTATCAGCAATGTAGGCGGTCCGTACAGGCTTATTCCTCATTTTGAAATAGGGGGAAAATAATGAGCAATACGAAACATTTTCCCAGTTTTTCGGTCGTGAATGGACATGTTAAGGTAAGGGTAGACCTTACGAGGTTTGACAAGCAGTTCCAGGAAGCGCAGTTCTGGCTTGATGGACAGGTTATGAATGATATGATCCCGTACATGCCTTTTCGTGACGGAATCATGGTGGATGCAACCAGAGTGCGCAGTGCATCCATGCAGGGCACTGGAAAGGTGTGCGCAGGCGCTCCACCGTATGGACGGTTCCTGTACGAAGGAAAGCTTATGGTTGATCCGGAAACACGCTCAGCGTGGGCGAGACCAGGAGCAAAAAAGGTTGTTACAGACACACCGCTGAAATTTGATAAAACGGCGCATCCGTCCGCAACGGATCACTGGTTTGACGCGGCAAAGTCGGCACACGGAAAGCAATGGGTGAAGGGAGTGAAGAAACGTGCCGGAGGAGGTTAAAAAACCTGTTACATACGATGTGGACGGATACGACATCGTAACGAAAGCGCTGGAAACCGTTCTAAACACTTTTCCCGGACTTCAGCCGACCGAAAAGATCAAGTTTTCGTCGCTCAAAGAGGATGAAGGGATTGCATTCTATCCGGTGAGTGGAGCTGTGGTTGCTTCTGAAAAGAAATACATCACAGGAATTGTGGATCAGCTTTGCAACTATCCGTTTTACATCGTGTATCGCTCAGCACCTACAACGCCGGGAATTAAGACAGAAATCAAAGAATTTCTTGACACTCTCGGAAAATGGCTGGAAAAACAGCCTGTGCAGGTGGATGGGAAAGAATATCATCTGGAATCTTACCCGACACTTACAGAAGGAAGAGTTATTGAATCTATAACCCGCCTTACGCCATCTTATCTTGATACGGTAGCAGAAAACAAAGTGGAGGACTGGGTTATCAGCATGTCATTAAAATATCGAAAGAAATTCAAAAAATAATCATACCGGCACCGATTCGGCAGCCGCTGACCGCGAAAAGTTACGCGGTAGAAAGGAAAAAACATGTCAAAACTTGAGCGTGAAGCAATGGCCACTTACCTTGATTCGACTTTCAAGAGAGTCGTGGCATCCGCAAGCTGGGTGCTGGTAGGTGATGACATCGAGGATATGTCCGTAGAGCTTAACCCGGACACCGAAACAACCAAAAATATTCTCGGCCAGACCAAAACGAGAGACAACGGATATGAGCCGTCTATGGACGCTGATCCGTTCTATGCTGACCCGGATAACAAACTGTATCCGGTACTGCGAGATATCGCCCTTGAACGTAAAAAAGGCGATGCCTGTAAAACCCTTATGCTGGAAGTCATCGTGGAGGACACATCGGCGACCAATCATCTTGCGTACGTGCGTGAGGTCATCGTAAAACCGCAGTCTTACGGCGGCGATACTGCAGGCCTTAATATCCCGTTTGCCGTTTCCGAAGATGGCAAATTCACCAAAGGATACGTAAGCGCAGCTTCTCTTAAAACCGGAACTCCGGAATTTAATGAGGGCGCAGCGCCAGCTTCCGATAGAAGCACATCCCTGGCGTAAGATCACACACGAATAGAAAGGAGCTTTCCAATGAGCAATAAACTCGTAAAACCGCAGAGTAACGATATCATTATTGATGATGGCTTAAAAACTTATTACATCAAAAATAAGCAGGGCCATGTATACGGGAAATTTGATTTTCGACCGTCCGACACCAATCTTATCTCACGATATGATGAGGTTGTAGAACATCTGAACAGCTTTTCAGTTCCGGAAAACGAACCGGCGGACATCAAAAAGGTTGAAAACATGGTTGCTGATGAGCTTTCCTATCTGATCGGATCGGATTCAAAAGAATCATTTTTCAGCATCTTAGGCCCGTTCTCTCCGCTTGCTTCTGGAAAACTGTTTTTCGAAGAAGTTGTTGACGCTATCGGCCGCGTGATCGAAACTGAGACCGAACACAGGGCGAAAAAAGTTCGAACACGTATGAACAAGTACGTTACAAAATATCGTAAATAATGGACGCGTGGAGCCTTCCAACATCGCTCAACGTTGCAGGAAAAGAATATCCAATACGCTCAGATTATCGAGTGGTATTGGATATTTTGCAATGTATGAACGATCCCGAGATTTTCGAACCAGATATGACCGAGGACGAAAAGAGGGCGGAACAGGTCATAAGTATGTTAGCTATCCTCTATATTGATTTTGACGATATGCCACCCGGAGAATGGGAAGAAGCTGCGGAAAAAGCATGTGAATTTATTGACTGCGGTTTTTCAGAGGACACAAAGCGAAAAAGGCCAAAATTAATGGACTGGATACAGGATGCAACCATTATTATTCCGTCCATCAATAAGGTTGCCGGAAAAGATGTGCGCGGTCAGAAGTATCTGCACTGGTGGACTTTTTTTGCTTTCTACATGGAGATCGGGGAAGGCACGTTCGCAACTGTGGTAAGTATCCGAGATAAAAAAGCCAAAGGAAAGAAACTGGACAAGTGGGAACAGGAATATTACAGGGATAATAAGGCTATCATCGATCTCAAATCGGCAAGCGGCCAGAGAAGCGAAGAAGAAAAAGCAGCTCTTAGAGAGCTTTTTGGAATATCAAAATAACTGCCGGAGCATACGGAGCACCGGCACAAACCGTTAAAAGTTACACGGTAGGAAGGAAAAACGCATGGCGGGACAGGCTGACGGCTATATCATCATTGATACGGAGATTGACACCAACGGCGCAAAAGCTGGCAGTAAGGAGCTGGAAGCGAATGTGCGGCAGTGTATCTCGTCTATTAATGGTCTTGGAGACAAGGCCAAAGCATCACTCAACAAACAGGCGAACGCGTTCTCGAAGCTGAACGATCAGTACAGAGAGCAGGAAAAAAGAGTCGAACAGCTCAAAGAAAAGGTTGCTGAACTCGGAAAACAGCAGATACCGACCGACGAATACAAAGAGATTCAGGCACAGATAGAGTCTGCTAAGACGCAGATGGACAAACTAATCTATGCGCAGGAAAAATTTGTGGCGCTGGGCGGAAGTGAAGACAGCAAAAAGTATAAGAGCTATCAGTATGATATTGACCAGCTCGCAAAAACAATTGAATATGCAAAAGGTGAGTTGCAGGATCTTGAAGAAACAGGAAGAGCGTTCACGTCCGCACTAGGATCAGAAACTCCAACCCAGCAGTACGCACAGCTTGAGTCAGAACTTGCGAAATTGGATGAGAAAATTTCGATTACCAAAGAAAAATGGGATGAACTTTGGTCGTCGAATGATGACGGAAGTAAGACGGCAGAAATGGGAGAGCTTGCGGCTGACCTTGACTTTTTACGTGACAAATACGATTCGGTCGCAAACAAAATGCGTGAGATGGAAGAAGCCGGTACTGCAACGATTAATACCGAACCTACAAAAGAAGCAGTAGCGTCGACGGAAAAACTGGCGCAGGAAGAAGAAAAGCTGGCAAATATCAATGACCGGCTGAAAACGTCATATGACGGCGTAAAAGACAGCATTGATAATTATTCGAAATCAGCAAGTAGCGCAGCAACAAAAAAAGCCGCTGACGACGGAGAAAAGCTGGCAAATTCAAATAAAAAAGTGGCTGACAGCGGAAAGAAAGCCGCAAATTCGCTGAAAGAGACCGGAAGCGCGGCGGGAAATGCCAAAAACGGAATTATGACGTTGTTAAAATACGGTCTAGGCATCCGCTCATTATTCGTACTTTTCAATAAGTTGAGAAGCGCGGTTGTGGCCGGAATGTCCAACCTGGCGCAGGAATCCGGTTCAACAAACTCAGCTATCTCTATGCTGTGGGGTAGCTTGGAACGGCTCAAAAACAGTCTTGCAACAGCTTTTGCGCCGATTCTTACGGCGATTGCACCGATTCTGTCCAAATTTATCGACATGCTTAGCACCGCGGCAACTTACGTAAGCATGTTCTTTTCGATGCTGTCTGGTAAGAAAACATACACTCGAGCATTAGCTGTTCAGAAGGATTACGCGGCATCTCTAAGCGATACGGCATCGAGTGCGGAAGATGTAGCGGACGCAACCAACGACGCGGCAGATGCGGCAGATGCGGCCGCAGAAGCAACGGAAAAATACCTTTCCCCTCTCGATGATCTGAACAAGATGGATTCGAAAAGCGACAGCGGTTCCGGCAGCGGCGGGGGCGGCAAATCCCCGGGAGCTGGCGGCGGTGGAGGAGGAACAGGCAGTACGCCGATGTTCACGGAAGAGCAGATCCCTAACGCTTTTCTGGATAATTTGCAGAAAGTTTTTGATTTACTGAAAAAGATTAAAGACCTGTTTATGTCCGGCTTCTGGGATGGCCTTGGAGATTACAAACCGCAGCTTGCAGAGCTGAAAAAGGATCTGGCATCCATCAAAAAGAATCTTGCGGAGATCTTCACGGACCCAGAAGTAGTAGGAGCCGCAAAACGCTTTGCAGAATCTGTAATCTATAATCTCGGGATCGTGGCCGGATCAATAGCAAGCGTAGGCCTTACACTGGCTGTTAATCTTGTAGGCGGTTTTGAAAGCTATCTGAGCAGAAATAAAGATAGAATCAAGAAATTTCTGGTTGACGTTTTCAATGTCGGAGCAGAAATTGCAGATGAATTCGGAGTTATCGCAAAAACGATAGCCGAAGTATTTGCAAAAACGTTTGGCACACAAACAGCGCAGGATTTGACAGGAAATCTTATTGGAATTTTTGCATCTTTAGGCGGTTTGGCTGTAGAAATTTTTGCACGATACGAGCGCGATAAAATGTATCTTGCATGGCAGCCATGGATCGATAATAAAGATAAATTAGTTGAAGCGATTAACGAAACAATCGCACCTATTCAGCAACTCGCGCAGGTTATCGAGGACTTTTTAAACGATACATCCGACAAAATCATTGCATTTTATGATGAGAGCGTTAAGCCATTTATTGATGACATCGAATCAGGCTGTGCGTCTATTTTGGCAACATTGCTTGATCTGTACAATAGTTATGTAGTGCCTATCATCGATGAATGGGGAACGCGGCTCGAAGATTTGATTAATGGACCTCTTACAGATTTTGTCGATAAATTCCTTGATGTGTGTGCAAAAATCATTGATGCGTTGCAGCAAATTTGGAATAACGTTCTTGTTCCCCTTATTAATTGGATTCTTCAAAATGTAATTCCGTTATTGGCTCCCGTTGTAAAATGGCTAGGCGACGCGGCTATTGATTTATTGGGCGCTGCGGTAGAAATGGCGAACGGAATTCTGGATATGCTCGGCGGGTTGATCGATTTCCTTGTTGGTGTGTTTACGGGCGACTGGAAAAAAGCTTTTTCCGGTGCAGGACAAATAGCACAGGGATTTGCGGATGCATGCGGCGCTGTAATTGAATGGATTGGAGACTATATTTTATCTCCATTTATGTCACTGGTGAAAAAATTATTCTCTGTTGACTGGGTAAAATATTTTGGCGTAGCTGGCATTGCTCCGCAGGTGCTTTGCGATTTGATTAAGTCAATATTCAAAACTATGAAAAACGTATTTATTGGGATTATGAATTTTATTAAATACGCGTTTACTGGTGACTGGCGGAATGCTTGGCAGAGCGTCAAAAATATCTTTTCGAGTATCATGAGCGGAATTGGTGATGTTGTGCGTGCTCCGATTAATGGGATCATCAGCATGGTTAATCAGGCAATCGGAGCAATCAATAATCTGATCCGCGGCGTGAATAGAATTCCGCATGTAAATATTCCAACTATCGGAAGAATCCCACATTTGGCATCCGGTGCGGTCATCCCACCAAACCAGGAGTTTCTGGCAATGCTCGGAGATCAGAAAAGCGGAAACAATATCGAAGCACCAGAGGGGCTTATCCGTAAGATTGTCCGGGAAGAGTCTGGAAAAGGCAATGGAAGCTATACTTTCGTTGCACAGTTGGACAGAAAAGTCCTGTTCAAGGAAACAATCAGCGAAGCAAAGCTGCAGCAGATACAGGGTGGAAATAACCCATTCGAGCTGTCTACGACTTAAGGAGGGCATACATGGCACAAAATCATTTGCAGTTTGATGGCTACACGCCGCCAGATGTTGACGAAGATGGTTACACAATTGCTTTTGCAGCAACATCTTCGGACGATTCCGGGCGGCTTATGAACGGCAAAATGGTCAACACAAGGTTATTCACCGTTGAAGCGTATAACCTTAAATGGACCGATATTACCCTTGAAGCAGCAGCGGAAATCCTTTCAAAGACTGTTTTCAAGTCTCAGTTCGATTTCCATTATTTCAATATCAAAACCGCAAAATGGGAGACACATGCATTTTATGTTGCAAACGTGGACACAGCGATGTATTCCCTCAAAGAAGGAGAGGAAAAATGCACAAGTCTTAGTTTTCAGGTAACGAGGATTGACCCATCATGAAAAATGTAAGCACAGAATTTAGGGAAAAAGTAGAAAACGGTTCGGCATGTTATGCGTACGCGAACGTGGTTTTACGGAACGGCACAAAATTGACTCTGGATCCGTCCAAAGATTTTCGAATTGACGGTAACAGCATCACCACCAATGGGGGAAGTTCATTCCCCCTCGGTGTGGCGCTTTCAAGAACAATAGAGCTTAATTTGGATAACTACGACGGAAGATTTGATGCCATTGACTTTTACGGCGCAGAAATCACGCTTTTTACGGGAATGACGCTGGATGATGGAAGCGTAGAAAAAATCAAAGAGGGAATCTTTTCTGTAGTTGAGCCGACCACGCCGGGATCCACAATTACGCTTGTTGCTGCAGATTACATGGCGAAAACATCCGATAGTTACGTTGCAAATACGACGTTTCCGGCGACTATATTTAATATCTATCGGGATGTCTGCATTCAGTGTAATCTTGTTGCTGGCAGCGCGAAATTCACAAATGGTGATTTCGTGGTAGATGCAATTTCTGAAAATGTTACATGCAGGGAGATGCTCGGATATATCGCTATGATTGCTGGCGGAAATGCCATGTGCGATTCCAACGGTGCTGTTATTATTAAGAGCTATGATTTTTCCGGCCTTAAAAAGTCAGATGGCACGTATGATTACACGAAAGCACAGAATTTTTCTGGATTTCAGAAGAATCCGAGCATTTCGACAGATATGATTCGGATAACCGGAGTTAAGGCGGAGAACGACGATGGAGATGAAAAGCAATCTTATATTGTAGGTTCGGAAGATTACTGCTTCTTGATCGAAAATCCATTGATTTCCGGCAAAGAAGCACAGGCACTGCAGCTAATCGGAAATGTTATTGTCGGGCTGGAATTTTACACATTCAGCGGAGATCACATTTCAAACCCGCTTGCTGAGTTTATGGACCCGTGTTTCGTGCAGGATATGAAAGGAAATCTTTTCTTTTCCGTTCTGAGCAATATTACTTACACGTACCTTGGCAGTACGTCTATTTCCTGCGATACAGACAGCCCAGAAACCGTAAAGTCGCAAAAGGCGACATCTGGCTCGAAAGTATACCAGAATCTCAAAAAGCAGCAGCAGGTTATTAAAAAAGAATTTGAAAAACAGATGGACGCTCTCGAAAAACAGGTTTCCAACGCACCTGGAACCTATATTTCGAGCGAAGTGCAGCCGGATGGCAGCAGCATCTACTATCTGCACGATAAGCCTACACTTGCGGAATCCAAAAGTGTTTTCAAAATAACGGCTGATACAATCACAGCATCGACCGACGGCGGAAAGACTTGGAACGGTGGATTTACTGTAGATGGAGTCATGATAGCTAAGATCATGACTACTATTGGTATTAATTTCGATTGGGGAGTTGGCGGCACCCTTATCATCCAGGACAGAAACGGAAAACAGACCGTCTACATGGATGCTGAAACGGGAGAAGTCCGGCTTAGCGTGGTTTCTCTTTCCATTCAGGGCGAAACGGTGGCAGATATTGCCGAAAAAAAAGCGGAATCTTCTCTGAACGACTTTACGAGCAATATATACAACCCTATGATTTCCAGCCTGCAAAAGCAGATTGACGGTCAGATCGAAACGTTCTATTACGATTACGAGCCTACGCTCAACAACGTTCCGGCGAAAGAATGGGATACCGAGGAGAAGAAGACTGCTCATGAGGGAGACTTATTCTATTGGAAGTCGAAAGGCTATGCGTACCGCTTCCAGAAAGACGGATCGGCGTGGAACTGGCAGCTCGTACAGGATACCGATATCACGCTTGCTATGCAGAAAGCCGCAGAAGCGAAAGACACCGCAGATTCAAAACGCCGCGTTTTTACAGCTACGCCGTATCCTCCGTACGATGTAGGTGACCTGTGGGTGGGAAATGATACTTCCGACCTTATGAGATGTCAGCGCTCACGACAGTCTGGTGCCTATGATTCTTCTGACTGGATCAAGGCGGTTAAGTATACAGACGATTCTGAACTTAACAATTTCATCTACACCGATTATGCCGAAGCACTTGTCGAAATCTCCGAATCGATCGACAAGAAAGCCGAAACGTGGTTCCAGGCAACAGATCCGGCGCTCCAATGGACAGATAATAGCACCTCTGAACCATTGCAGGACCATACCGGCGCAAATATCACAGACAGCACCGGTGCAAACATTCTGACCGTATGGGAGCGCGAAAAAGCGGCTCATAACGGCGACTTGTGGCATAACACAACCAATAACGTCGAGTACATCTATAAGGATGGAACCTGGCACGAAATGAGCGTTCCAGACGATGTTTTTGACAAAATCGACGGCAAGGCGCAGATTTTTGTTGGAGAACCGATTCCCCCTTATGACGTAGGCGATACATGGTTCACCGGAACAACTATCCTTGTCTGCGTAGTTAAGCGCACATCTGGAAAGTATAATGCGTCCGACTGGGCGAAAAAAGATACTTATACAGACGATACCGCGCTTGAAAACTTCCTTTCTGGCGACTACAAAGAGACTATTGCCGACTTGTCTACTCAGATTGACGGTAAGGCGGAAACGTGGCGGCAGAGCACTGATCCGGCGGCCAATTGGACAACGGATGAGCTGAAAGCCCAGCATAAGGGCGACTTGTGGAACAACACAGAGAACCAGAAAACTTATATCTATAATGGCTCAGCATGGCAGGAAATGACATCAACGCCGCCACAAGCCGTATTTGACGCGATTGACGGAAAGGCTCAGATTTTCGTAAGCCAGCCAAAACCTCCGTACTCGATCGGTGACCTGTGGTTTGACTCGACGAGTGCCGATATCATGACTTGCGTAACCGCCAGAGAGTCCGGCTCGTATGTTTCCGGAGATTGGCAGAAGCGAAATAAGTATACGGATGACTCCGCCGTAAAAGCAGTCAGCAAGGAGCTGGGCGATTTCATCACCGCGTATGACGACAAGATGGATAAAATCTCCAATTCGATCGACAAAAAAGCCGAAACATGGTATCAGACAACCGATCCAGCCTTACAGTGGACGGGAACGACCGCAGAAGCGTTGCTGGATCACACCGGAGCGACCGTTACGGACAGCACCGGCGCGGCAATCATGACCGTGATTGAAAGTGAAAAGATGGTTCACGATGGCGATCTCTGGAAAAACCCATCGACCAATAAGGAATACATCTATCAAGCCGGAATTTGGCATGAAATGAGCATCCCGAACGATGTTTTCGACATCATAGACGGAAAGGCTCAGATTTTCGTAAGCCAGCCAAAACCTCCGTACTCGATCGGCGACCTGTGGTTCAGCTCGGCGACATCCGACATTCTTACCTGCGTTGTGGCTCGTGAGTCTGGCTCGTACGTGGCATCCGACTGGCAGAAGCGGAATAAATATACGGATGACTCCTCTCTTAACAACTGGATAAAGGGAGACTATGCAAAAACGCTCAAGGATGTGCAGACGCAGATAGATGGGAAAGCCGAAACGTGGAGACAGAGCACAGACCCGTCTAAGTCGTGGACAACAGACGCACTGAAAAAGCAGCATAAGGGTGATCTGTGGTACAACACGACCGAGCAGAAATCCTATATCTACAGCGGTAGCGCGTGGGAACAGATGAAAGCAGAGCCGCCGAGCGGTGTCTACGATGCGATTGACGGAAAGGCTCAGATTTTCGTAAGCCAGCCAACCACGCCGTATGCGGTGGGAGACCTCTGGTTTGACTCATCGACCGCGGACATCATGACCTGCGTAACAGCACGGGAGAGCGGAGATTTTGCGGCTGCGGACTGGCAGAAGCGGAATAAATACACGGACAACTCCGCGGTAGATGCACTGGACAAGGCCTTAACACAGCTTGAAATTTTTAACCGACTCACCAATAACGGCGCTGCACAGGGCCTTTTCTTGAAAGATGGAAAACTGTACCTCAATTTCTCGTACGCACAAGGAGGAACCTTAAAACTTGGCGGAGTCAACAACGGCAACGGTCAAGCGGAAGTGTATGATTCCAGTGGAAATAAGATCGGAAGCTGGAACAAAGACGGTTTTAATTTGCAGAAAGGTTCCATATATGGTACGCAGATCCACCTTGAGTCACAAAATGACTATATACAAGGCACGGTCAACGGAAATGAAGCTGTCAAAATCTCCACAGGCGGCGTAAAAGTTGACAGTACGGCTAACTGGGGACTTGGCGTTACTCGGAAAGAATATATTTTTGAAATGAATCCGTACTTATTCCCTGGCGTTCGATTGCTTGATCGATCAACGGGAGCTGGAATTGGCAGCACGTGGACAAGCGGACACTTCGGAATGTGTTACACGTACGATCTTTCAGGATATTCCTCTGTCACTGATTCGCTCTCGAATTATGGTGTATACATGAAAGCCGGAAAAGAGGATGCAAACGGCGGCTTTTATGCAATAGGAAATGGACTTGGAAAAGGTTCACGTGTAACCGCAGAGGGAATCTACACTTCTGGAACCAAAAATAGAATTGTAGATACCGAAAACTACGGTCAGCGTCTCCAGTATTGCTATGAGATGCCAAGCCCGTTCTTCGGAGACATCGGAGAAGCGGAAACGGACGAAAACGGCCTGTGCTACGTTCAGATTGACGATATTTTCGGCGAAACAGTGCTGAGAAATGACAAGTATAACGTGTTCTTGCAGAAAGAGGGATGCGGCGACCTGTGGATCGAGGAAAAAACGGCAGACTACTTTTTGGTCAAAGGAACACCAAATCTTAGCTTTTCATGGGAGCTGAAAGCTAAACAGGCAGATTACACGCTAGAAAGACTGGAAAAGAACGAAACTCCATATGAAAAAGAGCCGGAATTGGACTACAGCGAAATCGGCTATCAGACGTATATTGATTATGTAGAATCGAAAATTATAGCATGAAAGGAGAAACAATGAAAGTCTTAACAAGTTTTACGAAATTAGTAACCGGAGAGGGCATCCGGATCGCTTACACCTATTCAGAGGTGGACGATTCCGGCGACCTTATCAGTCAGAATAACCGCGGCAATTTTGTCGCGGTTAACCCGGAATTGAAAAAGCATATCGCCGCAATTGATGAATATATTGAAAATAATCAGCTCAATAAGGAGGAAAACTAATATGGCAAAATTCACAGATTACACCGAAAAAACAGAACCGGTAGACACCGACCTTGCTCTCATCTACGACACCCCAGCCAAAGTGAATAAAAAGTTTACTTTCGGCAATCTGTGGAAATGGATTGCTAAGAAAATCGTGTCTGAGGGTATCTCTCAGCTTGATACGACTAATAAGACAATCCCTGGAGCCATTAACGAATTAAATAGTAATCGGCTCAGAAGTTCAGAAAACATAGTTTCTGCTTCTGATCTTGCTGAAGATGTACTTATAAAATGTGATTATGGAGAAATTAGGTTATTCACAATACAAAGCACAGTAAGTATCGATCAAGGTTCTCCGGATGGCAGAGGCGGATTTCTACTTGTATATCAAAGCAATTCCGGCAGCAAATACGGAATTGTTGTGCTTTTTTCTTACGATCAAACTATATGGATGAAAATTAAAAGTAATACTTGGAGCGAGTGGGCAAAAATACAATTGTCTTAAAGCAAGCTATAGAGCAGGTCATCCACAACATCGGCGTGCGATCCGGCATCGGGAGACCGCTATTTCCTCATCTGATCCGGCACACCACAGCTACAAATGCGATAGACCACGGCATGGACGTGACAGATCTGCAGAAACTCCTCGGTCATACGCGGATCAGTACCACGATGATCTACGCAAAAGTAACGCAGGAAAACGTAAGATACAGCCATCACCGATACGTAGTCTAACAAGCCTACAAAGAGCCGTGAGAAAAAGAGTACAATGTTCCTAAGAAACGAAATTTCGGGAAAAGGAGCATCGACAAATGAGAATTGACAGATCATTAATCAGTAACACGAACACTTACAGTGAGAACGATCCTAAATGTATTGTAGTCCACAACACAGATAATTTCAGAGCGGGTGCCGATGCCCGCACACACGCAGAAGCGCAGCATAATGGTGAGCTGTCCAATATGTCTGCACACTATTACGTGGATGACGGAGAAACGGCGTACCAGGCAGCGCCACACAGTCGCGGATGCTGGCATGTAGGCATTAACTACGGAAACGGAAATCTGTTCGGAACTTACGGGAATCGAAACAGTATCGGCGTAGAAATGTGTGTGCAGGGCGGATACAATTACGAAAAGGCGTTTCAGCACACCGTGGAGCTGGTGAAATATCTTATGAAAGAAACAGGTATTCCAGCATCAAGAGTCTATCGGCATCTTGATATCTGCAGCAAAAACTGCCCATCGCAGATTAATGCAAGAGGTGATTGGACGAGATTCAAAAAGTTGATCAGGAACGGAAAGTCCGATTCTTCCGGAAGTGGCAATTCATCCGGAGAGAAAACCTACAAGCCAGGAATCTATCGAGTCAATACTGATCTGAATATCCGGGAGAAACCGGATGCAGACAGCCGACGCGTCGGAACGATCAAAGACCGCGGCAGCTACACGGTGACAGAAATTCAGAATGGAAGCTGGGGACGGCTGCTCTCCGGTGCGGGCTGGATCAACTGCCATGCAAAATTTTGCACTTATGGCGGCGCGGCCAAAGAATCCACCTCAAAAGCGATCGCAGTCGATGGCGTATGGGGTCATGAGCTGACCAAACGCTTGCAGGAGATTTTTAAAACCGGAGTAGACGGCGTGATCAGTGACCAGCCAACAGCTAACAAAAAATACTGCGCTGGTATTGCGGCGGCCGAATGGTCTGGTAAGCTGTCCGGCGGCTCCGATCTGATCAAGGCCATGCAGAGATGGGCGGGAGTGACCGAAGACGGCTATATCGGACCGCAGACCATCCGTGCGCTCCAGAAAAAACTCGGTACACCGGTAGACGGCGTGATCAGCTACCCGTCAGCGATGGTCAAGGCTTTGCAGGAATGGTGTAACCGCCAGTAAAAAATATAAAAGATATCAAGAGGCGTGGGGATTTCCCTACGCCTTTTTTTATTGCAAAAAATAAAAAAAACTAAAATAACCTATTGACGTATACGTCAATGAGTGGTATTATATAATCAAAGTTAAGGCATAACAAAAATCAAGGAGGAAATTAAAATGGAAAAAGCAAACAAAATTAAAAGTCTGGAAGGAATCCAGAGAGTAAGATTTAATGATTTTTCGGAGTACGAATCCGAAAAATCAGCAAACGGGGGTTCATACGGTTTCTGGACTGATTACACCCGTTTAGAAAATGGCCGTTGGGAAGCTTCCTACGGCACTACGGCAGAATTTGACTTCTGCCCGGTGTGCGGAAGCTTCGATGATCACCGCCTCGAAGACGGAACTTACGAGTGCGGTGAGTTCCAGACGGTCAGCGAAGAGGAACTGATCGAAGAAATCAATAAATTCGTTGAGACAGACGACGAATTTATTGAATATAAAGGAGAAAAATAATGAAAATAAAAGAAATCCGGAACGCCTCCGGCTTAACACAGGAGGCGTTCGCAAGAAAATATAACATCCCCAAGAGGACTATTGAGGGATGGGAGGCGGGAAAAAGAAACCCGCCGGAGTATGTCCTTTTACTACTCGATAGAGTAGTTAGAGAGGATACCAAAAAAACAGAAAAGGAGAAAACAGAGATGAATAGCTTTTATAATACGATAATTTTAAAACACGGAGTAGGCAGCTACACCAGGAAACAATTTGATAACTTTGTTGAAGGCGATTGCATTTGCGGCGAAAACGCAAGCCCGGAAGAACTGAAACGCTGGACGGGCGACCAGTACGACTTTGCAAAAGCCGAGCTTGCTAAATATAGCTGCTCGTACCGCAAGTCTGGTGGGTACGTATTTGCAGACGAATACGCGCTCGAATACTGTAATACGGACGAGGACGGGGAATTTCTCGATGGATCAGACCTCGATCTCGCGGAAAAAGAAGCATGAGAAAAAAATAAAAGAGTCGTGCCATTTTGACACGACTCTTTTATGTGAAAAAGCAAAAACACTTGAAAAACCAGAACAACAATGTTAAAATATATTTGCAAGATAATTAAGATCTTGCATCAGGCGCGAGTCTGTGAGTTGAAAAACATTATTGAATAGGTGCCATAAGGTAGAAAAAAAGGACGCAAAACTTGCGTCCTTTTTTTGGGGAAAAATCCAAAAAACTATTGGCTTTTGTACTCCATTGGAGTATAATTAAAACAACAAAGGAAAACAAAACAAAAAAGAGAAAGGCGGAAACAATAATGACAAAATACGGGAAAGAGTACAAAATGAATGAGGAAGAATGGGAAAACATCGCAACCTATATGAATGACGAGATTAGAGAAGAGCTTCACAACACTATAACTCCATGCGAACCGGAAGAGTTTCTGAAAGCGTACGTAGAAAGAGATCCAGATTTTGAAGAACTGCTGAGCAGCGAGTTTTCAATTGAGCTGTAAGGTAAGGAGAGAAAAAGATGTACTGGAAAGAGGTCTTAAAGGTTTACAGAAGCATGGGCGTGGAGAACATTATTCCGGTTGCTCATACACGAATTAAACCAAACGTGAAAGTATTGATTGACGAAAACGGAAATTTCGTTGGAGCAATGTTAAATGAATATGATCGATTCACGATTCCGTGCACGATTGAATCAGAATCAAGAACGAGCGGTTGCTCGCCACATCCAATACATGACAACATGCAATATTTATGTAGCGAGTACGACGACCCAAAGTGCAAAGAAAAGCACGAAAGTTACATGAAGCAGCTGGGAGAGTACATCGAAGAGGTTGACGACGAGCTGGCAAAATCGGTATACCGTTTCCTTGAAAAAGGACTTCTTCGAGATTGTATTAAAGATCTTTTAAAAAAAGTGAATCTGCCAGAAGAAAAGGTTATGGTTTGCTTTACAATGGTAAGTAGGGAAGCTTTGACAAGAGTTTCTGAGTCGGAAGAAAAATATAAAGCGTATTGTTTGCACGCATTGCAGGCGGGAGACGGGCAAGATTTCCAGTGGCGCGACTATTATCTGAAAACGCTGGCACCAAACGGCGTGTGCAGCATAACAGGAAAACCGGATTTCATCCCGCCAACTTATCCGAAAGGAATAAGAAATTCGCGAGACTCAGCAAAATTATTTGTCGGCGGATCAACAAATAAAATAAAAGAGAACTTAGACGGAATGCCGACGATCAATCCGGGATATGTGATCACGCAAAAGATCGCCCACACGCTACAGTGCCTAAATTATGAGGGTGAACAATGGGCATATCAATTAATCCGGGATAACAAGGGAATAATGAGCGAAGCTATAAATAAAATTGAAAATGAGCTTGGTCTGTCGGAAAATGAGAAGAAAACGTTTGAGAAAAAAATAAAAAAATGTATACTGCAACAGTAAAAAATAGAGAATGGATGGACAAGAAGGCAGAGGAAAAGGAAAGAGATGGAAATTAAAGAAATAAGAGAACAAATAGGTCTTTCACAAGTAGAATTTTGTAAGCGGTATGGGATCCCGAAAGGGACCTTGTGCCACTGGGAGAGCGGAGAGAGAAAACCGCCGTTATATGTGTTAAATTTGCTCGAAAAGGTTGTGGAACAAGACAAAAAAGAAAAATAGGAAAGAATTATCAAGGACGCATAATTTGCGTCCTTTTTTATTGAAAAGTTGCAAAAAACTATTGATTACTATACTCCATTGGAGTATAATAAAATCATAAAAAGAACAACAAAACAAAGAAAGGCGGAAATAAAATGAACGCAAAAGAAGTTTTAAATAAAATGAACGAAAATTATTTTTCAATAGCAGCGATTCGTCGGTGCAGAAAAGATGAAAACTACGAAGTAGGCGATATTTGCAGAAACAGCTTCGACTGGAATTATGAAAAAGATGAAAGCACTTTTGAAGATGATGAGCCTGTTGAGCTTCCTGGAACATGCGGAATGAGAATCGAGAATCTGGAAAATCTCGACGAAGAAGAAGCAGAAGAGGCAGAGAAAATTTTAGAAAAAGCGCTGGAAGACTCAAAAGCGTATGATTATGGATACCAGACAGTAATTATAGCTGGAGATCGATATCGTTACGGAAACGACGAAGACGAGATCATCATTGAAAACGCAGAAGTGATCGGAATAGCATAAGAACAGGAGGAAAAAGGAAACAAAAGAATGAAAGTAAAACCGTGTCAAAAATTGACGCGGTTTTTTATTTGACATGGTGGGCACAATATGCTAATATCTGAATGTGTCATTTTCGTGTCATATGTTTGTTAGAAAATGGCGTATTTATGGGCATTTTTGGTGGTAAGAATACTTGACTTTTAATCAAGTTGTCCGGGGTTCGAATCCCCGATGCTTCACTATGTGGAACCCTTTCGAGGGTTCTTTTTTTGTTCTGCATATCCAAAATTGGTCCGGTGGACCAATTTTGATTATGTTTATCTTAAGGTTACGGCGAAAATCTTGCAAAAGAGCAGGAAATG